TAAAAATATCTCCCAAGCGAATTGTTTCTTTTGGAGTCTTCCTTCATACCATACTTTATTAGCTACCTTAATGACTGGAGCTGTTGTATTATCTGTATTTCCATCAGTATTTAAGAATATCAAATCCTCATATTGGTCAATGAATGTAGATTTTCCTACATAGCTTTGTGCATAAATCCATAAGTCAGGGTTTTTATCAATTTTCTTTTCTCTTCTTTTGTTACTTGGTAATATCATGTAATCCTCTCCTCTTATACATAACTTTTCATAATCGCACCAACTGCAATAACTTGTTGGATTTTTCATATATTTATCATCCTCAGTAATGTTTATTATGCAATCCATATATTCAATTACCTTAGATGCATCATATTTAATCTCCATAATTTTAATCTTTGAGTCCTTTAACTCCTGGTCTAATCTTTTCCTAAATTGATATAGTGTTTCTTCTTGCTTTTGCCTTATTGAAACTTTAGGAATAAATATAAATCCTAACTTTCTAACTTTGAAGCCTATCTGCTCTAAAAAGTATTTATAAAGATGTAACTGTGGTGATTCTGAATACTTCTCATAGTTATTACTATATTTGTAATCAAACACATCTACAGAGCCATCATCATTTTTAGTTATTAAATCTACTATTCCAATGAATCTTGGAGTGTTAATTCTAAATTCCTTTTTGTACACATTTATATCAGCTAATAGTTCATGAATTTTAGGTATTAAATACTCAAACTTCATAACCTCTTCAACGTGCCTATCAGTAATAATTGGATAGTTAGAATAGTAGAAGTCTAAAGCTGATTTTAAATCCTTCTCAGCGCCCATATGAATTGTATTTCCACAAATTAAAGCATTGTCAGCTTCAGGTGCTTGGATAGTTTTAAGCTTATCTACATATCGTAATTTGTATTTATAAGGGCAGCTAAGGTGACATTCTACTTTTGAGTGTGAATATTGCATTTAATCACATCCTAACTATTCTCGTTTATGTCACAGTAAAAATCATTGTCATCTACCGCCCATTCATAATACCTAGCGTGTTTGCACATCTTGCAGTCACCTATACATTCATCTAGCTCTTTAATATCTTCCATACTCTTACCCCTCCACATCAAAATTAACTTGTAACATTTTGCGACTAGCTAAGTAGTCACATAAGTGTACAAATCTCTGCATATCAGTTTCAGGCTTAGGGAGTATCTCTTCTTTAGTTTTATAATCCGTATTCCATTGTCCCATGTGCGATTTAATACATTCAGTAATTTGATACCATATATCCACTTCCATAATCTCTATTACTTCATCCGGAAGACTTTCCTCAGGTACTTCAAAGTATCTATCTTCTAAATATTTGACTACTTCCAATGGATGACTTGCTACTGTATGAGCTGAACCATCTACACCATGTTTAA